GTTGAGCGCCCCAAGGAGCCTCAGCACCTCATCCGGAAACGCCTGCGTCGGAAACGAACTGCTTTCCCAATCTTCACCTTCGAAGCACTGATCGACGACATCGCTCATGCCGTCCCAGATGACCATGGTCTCGCTGCCGTCACTCAGCTGATCGGCAATGTCTAGATCGAAACGATTCTTCTTCAGGTACGCGCCGAGATGGTCGAACTCGTCAAACAGATGAGCCCGCCGCATCCCCGCCACGGCCTGTCGCACCTCCATGTAGTGAGCAAACTCACCGGAGGTCGGAAAAAAACGCTTGAGGACAAATAGGTCATCAATGGACAGCGACACGAAGGCGTGCTTTCCAAGGAGCGGTGTGATCTGTGGGAGTTCCTTGCAGTATGTGGAAAAGGGTGAGAACGACTCGACCGTTAGCCCAATCGGCACCATCACGCGGTAGTCGGAGCGACGGACACGGCAGCACTCTTCATGCTTTCCGTCTACTAAGCGATAGAGCGGTACTTCGTCAGCCGAGTTAAGGTAGTTGAAGAAGCGCTCACACTGCTTGTAGGCCTTGATCACTAAATCCTGCACCGACTGGGCGTGGCGTGCGAAATCGAGCGCTGGCGACGCGATTGTAGCGGCGGCGCCAGCCTTGGCCTCAACGAGAAACAATACGTCATCAATTAGGATGAGAGTATCATTTTCGGCCCACTGCTTGGTGGCTGGGTCCTTATAGTAGACTTCTTGGAAAAGCGCTGCGTTTGGAAGCTGGCCTGAGAGAATATCGGCGAACGCAGCTTCGCTCATCGTTTTCTGCCGATCCTTGAAGGTCCTCGCGTAATCCGGCCTCCGATTCAGAAGATTGAAGAGAAGCGCACGATACCCAGCGTCGCGAGCAAAGCACGGGTCGATGGCGTAATAGTCTTCCCCTAGTTGAATTAGTGGCTTCTTCCGAGCAGGCAGTGTTCGGTAAGGCGTTCCCGCATAATCACCCGGGGCGAAGAAATCTGTTTCTTCTCCACGCCGAAACGCCAAGTCCGCTAACAGCATTGGCGGCAGCACCGTGTGACGGCTCACGTTGGCAATGCCGCCCCTAAACATATCATCCATCGCCCGTCTTGTGGCCTGCGCCTGTTCCTCATTGCCGGCAAGCCAGGCCTCCATAGCTTTTTCTTCAGGCCCATCATACGACGCCGCAAAAGCCTGTGCCGCCTCAAAGTGTCTCTTCATTTCCATAATGGCATCGGCATGGCCGGAACGCGTGGAGTTTGCCATTGCCTGGAATCCTGCCGCGATGTCCGCTGCACCAATACCGTACACTTCAGTCAGCATATCATTATGCGGTGCTAGAACGTAGCTGTAGAACTCTCCCTCCAAGACTTGGTAGCGGTTCCCGCGCAAGAGGACCCAATTCGATTTAGCGCGGAATTCAATATCAGCAGTACCTGGGCCGAACACTCCGGTCTTTTTGTCCGCTGACGACGCCATGGCGAAAAACATGGCCTGCTCTCGCAGTCGACGGCTCAGTTCAAAGAGCTCAGCGCATTGGGCTTCGTCAAAGTTCACGTCCTCCGGGGCGACGTCCGACGCCAGCACGGCATGCACGTACTCCAGCAAGAACTGATTATCACCGATCAGGTCGTCGTGGGCCTCCGCTGCGCCGTTCTCTTCGGCGGCGCTTTGGACTGCCATCGCCTTCATCATGTACTGAGCATAAATATAGCCGAGCAGATCATGCGCAGGCATCGTGACAATCAGCGCGCGCATGCGAGCGGCCGTGGCTTCCATCTCCTTCAGCAGAGACGCTGCAGCTTCTTTCCGTTTTTCTTCGTCAATCAATTGACTCACCGAGAGCTTTTTCGCCTTGTGGGGCACCTTGGTAGAGAGACTTTGTCCAGACCGTGGCTTCGCATGCTACACCATTATTCTGCAATGACCTCCCAACCGACCAAATGAGCTCCGAGACTATCACATCTGCACGCGGGCGCTCGTATTGGTTCCTCAGTTGGAGAACGGTGGCTGGGAGGCTCGTAGCAAGAAGGCACTTCCCAAACATTCCCAATAGCTTGAGGGTCCGTTTCGGGCGATTCTGCCGCCCATGTGGACCTTCCTCCATCGCCTTCTCGGCCTCGCGCGCGCTCGCGGCTTCGACGCTGCGGGCGGCGGGCGGCGTTGGGAGGGGGCGCGGACGGTCGACGGGCTGAACGCGGCGGTTCTGGCGGGCGCGACCACGGCGGCGCGGCGGGCCGGGTGGTATGCGCGGAACAACCCGTGGGTCGCGGCGGCGGTGGACAGCCTGGTCGGCAATGTCGTCGGCGCCGGGATCAAGCCGCAATCCACCCATCCCGACCGCGCGGTACGCGAGCGGCTGCAGGCGCTCTGGCTGCGCTGGACGGATCACGCCGCCCCGGACGGGCTGGCCGATTTCTACGGGCTGCAGGCCATGGCCGTGCGCGCGATGGTCGAGAGCGGCGAGAGCTTCGCCCGGCTCCGGGTCGCCAGCGACGCCGCCACCATTCCCCTCCACATCGAGCTTCTGGATCGCGAGCAGGTTCCGATGGACCTGCACCGCGAGATCGGCGGCGGGGCGCGGATCCGAGCGGGCATCGAGTTCGATGCTGCCGGTCACCGGGTCGCCTACCGGGTCTTGTCCTCCCGCCCGGGCGATCCTTTGGGGTCTCTCTGCATGGACCCGCTCCGCGTCCCCGCCGCCGATTGTTTGCACCTGTTCAAGCCGCTCGCGGCGGGCCAGCTGCGCGGGATCACCTGGCTCGCGCCGGTGCTGCTGCGGCTGCATGAGCTCGACCAGTTCGAGGATGCCGCGCTGGTGAAGGCCAAGGTCGCGGCGCTGTTCACCGGTTTCATCACCGATCCCGATGGCACGGCAGGCGGGCTCTCGGGCACCAACACCGGCGGCGCGCTGACCGTGGGCATGGAGCCCGGCAGCCTGATCCCGTTGCCGCCCGGCACCGACATCCGCTTCTCGAACCCCACCGAGCACGACGCCTACGCACCCTTCGTGAAGAACCACCTGCGCGCCGTCGCGGCGGGGCTTGGGCTCCCCTACGAGCTGGTCTCGGGTGACCTGGAAGGCGTCACCTACTCCTCCATCCGCGCGGGGCTCATCGAGTTCCGCCGCCGGGTCGAGCAGCTCCAGCATAACGTGGTCGTGCACCTATTTTGCCGCCCCGTCTGGGAGCGGTTCGTGCGCCTCGCCGTGCTGACCGGCGGCCTGCCCGCGCGGGACTTCGACCGGAACCCAGAGGCGTATCTGGGGTGCGAATGGCTGCCGCCAAAGTTCGACTACGTCGATCCGATGAAGGACGTGCAGGCCGAGATCATGGCGATCGGCGCGGGGCTCAAGAGCCGGTCCCAGGCGATCTCCGAGCGCGGCTACGACGCCGAACAGGTGGATGCCGAGATCGCGGCCGACCGGGAGCGCGCGGAGGGGCTGGGGCTGACTTTCGGCAAGGCGGCCACGTCGCAGCAGAAGGAGGCCGCAGATGGCTGAGACCGAGATCGCGCTTTCCACGCCCATGGTGCGACCGGGCCGGTCAGCGGAAACCGTCCAGGACGGGAACGGTTTTCTCACTCGCCGCGCAACGCTGGCGCCCGCCACCGCAGACGCCGAAGCCCGTACCGTCGAGGTGGTCTGGTCCACCGGCTCCCCGGTGCGCCGCCGCGACATGGCCGGGCAATACATCGAACGCCTCAGCCTCGCGCCCGAGGCGGTGGACCTGTCGCGCCTCGAAGGCGCCAGCGTGCTGGACGCACACCGCCAGACCGCCGTGCGCGACGTTCTGGGCTCCGTCCGCAGCGCCGCCGTGGACGGCAAGCGTGGCACGGCCCTCATCCAGTTCTCGGCCCGGCCCGAGGTGGACCCGGTCTGGCAGGACGTGTTGGCGGGCATCCTGCGCCATGTCTCGGTCGGCTACTTGGTCGAGGAATGGGCCGAGACCACCGAGAACGGCGCGCGCGTACTGACCGCGGTGCGCTGGACCCCTCACGAGATTTCCCTGGTGCCGACGCCCGCCGATCCCGGCGCCCATATTCGCATGGAGACAGAGATGACCGACACGACCACCACTCCGGCCCCGCCCGAGGCGCAGACCCGCGCCGAGGCCAATGCCGAGATCCGTTCCATCGCCCGCATCGCCGGGCTGGACCAGTCCTGGATCGACGGCCAGATCGACGGAGGCGCCGATCCCGACAGCGCGCGCCGCGCCGCCTTTGAGGCGCTGGCGAACCGCAGCGCGCCCGCGATCCGCACGGAGCAGGTCCGCGTCGAGATGGGCGAGAGCCACGACGATCCCGCGCTCCGCACCCGGCAGATGGGCGAGGCGCTCTACGCCCGCATCAACCCGCGCCACGAGCTGAGCGAACCTGCCCGGCGCTACGCCTATGCCACGCCCGTGGACATGGCGAAGGAACTGCTGACGCTGCGCGGCGAGTCCACCATGGCGCTGTCGCCCGCGAGCCTCGTCACCCGCGCGCTGCACACGACATCGGACTTCCCTATCATCCTCGGGGACACGGTGGGCAGGGTGCTGCGTGACGCCTATCAGGCCGCGCCCTCGGGCATCCGACGCCTCGGCCGCCAGACCACGGCGCGCGATTTCCGCGCGGTGAACAAGATCATGCTCGGCGAGGCGCCGCTGCTGGAGAAGCTGAACGAGCACGGCGAGATCAAGGCTGGCACGATGGCCGAGGCGCGCGAGGCCTACAAGGTCGAGACCTGGGCGCGGAAAATCGGAGTCACCCGACAGGTGCTGGTGAACGACGACCTCGGCGCCTTCTCGGACCTCGCCCGCCGCATGGGCCAGGCCGCGGCCGAGACCGAGGCGCGCATCCTCGTCACCCTCCTCGAGGCGGGCAGCGGCAACGGGCCCACCCTGACGGACGGCAAGACGCTGTTCCACGCCGACCACGGCAACAAGGCCGGCACCGGCGCGGTGATCTCGGACGCGACGCTGTCGGCCGCCCGGCTGGCGCTGCGCACCCAGAAGGGCATCGAGGACCGCACGATCCGGGTGACGCCCCGCAACCTGCTGGTCCCGCCTGCGCTGGAGACCACGGCCGAGAAGTGGCTCGCCTCCATCGCGCCCGCGACGGCGGCCGATGTGAACCCGTTCTCGGGCTCGCTGTCGCTGGTGGTCGAGCCGCGCCTGTCCTCGGCCACGCGCTGGTACGTCACCGCCGATCCCGGCGAGATCGACGGGCTGGAGTTCGCTTATCTCTCGGGCGCGGAAGGCCCGCAGGTCGAGAGCCGCTCGGGCTGGGACGTGGACGGTGTCGATATCCGGGTGATCCTCGATTTCGGGGCCGGGTTCATCGACCATCGGGGCTGGTTCATGAACGCCGGGGCGTGAGCATGGCCGATCTCGCCCAGCTCACCGCCTGGCGGGACGCCCTGATGGCCGCGCGCTACCGGGGCGTCCGCACCGTCGAATACGACGGCAAGCGCGTCACCTACGCGAGCGACGGCGAGATGGCCGCCGCGCTCGCGGACCTCAACCGGCAGATCGCAGGGGCGACCGACCGCATCTCGGTCGTCCGCATCCAATCCTCGAAAGGGCTCTGAGATGAAGAACTACCTCCAGAACGGCCACATCGTCCGCGTCACGACGCCCGCGGGCGGCATCGCCTCGGGCGATCCGCTGATCGTCGGCAGCATCTTCGGCATCGCCGCCTACTCCTCCG